ATAGTTGTCTGTGGTTTGTATTTCTAGTGCAGGATTAAACAACACTAAAATTTGTTCTAACAACTGTAATTTTTGATCTGTATTACTAGTCCATATATCTGCTTTCATACTTAATGTATATGGAGTAGGCATCAGTCTTTCAACTGTAACGTTTTTACCTTGCTCGCCTGTATATGTTCTTGTACCGTCATCTTGTTCTTGGTATCTACGCTCTCTAATATTAACTTTACTTACAAATGTAGGATCAGATAATCTACTTGGATCTGTTTGCAAACCTGTAACATAACAAGCCATACGTGGAACAGTTGGCAGTTTGTTTTCAGAGTTTTCTCTAATAATATTTGCTACTTGACGTGTTAGATCACCGTACATTACAGGAACAGTTTGTTGTTTACCATCACCTGCTTCGAATTTAAACCCAATAAAGATACGCATAAACTGTGTTACGTATCTTCTAATCTGTCCGTCGTAGAAAAAATCCATTACTTACTTGCCTTTTTAAAATCGTGTGTAAATGCTTTTTCATCGCCTTTGGCTGCTGCTGCTCGGCGCTGTTTAATCTTTAGTGCAACTGAATCATCATCTTTTTCTGGTGGACGTCTTTTCACCGTATGTTTCTTAGGACGGCTTGTTGCAAAGCCTAAAATTTCGTCAATACGCATTATTCATCTGCCTCTGGTTTAAGTGCTTTTGAAAGACTCTGTTTTTCTTTAACTGTCTTACCATCAATAACTTGTTCATTAGTATTATTGATAAACGTAGATTTAAGTTCTTTGTTTGTTCTAGCATCGTGTCCAGCAAAGTCTGCGCCTGCTGCAACATCGCTAGGACCTAAATTACTCATTGTCATTCTTACATCATCCTCAACTTTACTCCATCTTCCTTTCTTAAAGATGAAAAGTCTTGTTGGTTTATAGTCTGTTCTAAGATGGAATTGACCATCTCCTGGATTCATAGGAAATGCTATACCCTGTGTAAACGGAGCACCGTTCGGTGGAACACCATCGCCTACTAAGTAACCATCATATCCTGACATTTCAGGATTTGCATTAACCATATCCGCAGTATAACTTGTATAGACTTCGTCTCCATTGTCGTCATATATTGGATTACCATTTGCGTCTGTAGATGGTATTAATAATTGTGTATCGTCTGCTGTAACTAATTCAGCATTACCAACTTCGTCACGCTGTAGTGTATAAAATTTAGTTGTATCATAACCACTTTGCGGAGCATCTGCCTCTGCTTGATCAAGAACTGCACCTGTAATTTGCATTTCTTTTTCGTATGTAGACATAATATCTTTAAGTGTATCTGCAAGTTTCCAATCGCCTCCTGGCGGCGATGAAGTAGTTTCTGATAGTGCTTCGTATTTTTCGCCGTTGTAAGAAACAATGTCTCCTGGGAAGTAAGTTGAATCAGCATTGTATTCACCTTTATTATTTTCTTCACCTGCAACAGCATCAAGGATATCTTTGAACTCTTGTGCGTCTACTAATGGTTTACATTTTGCTCTGTATAAATGAGGATACCAAGTAACAGAAAAACCTTCTGCTGCTCTGTTTACATCTTCAATTACATAAAATCTTTTTAGTGCGTAATTTAAATCATTTAATGCATATTCATCTTTTAAATGAGGTAATTCAATTACATCGCCTGCTATTAATTTTCTACCTAACTTTTCTACAGTATCATTAATATGAAATGTTACAAACAGTGTGTCGTTTTGTAGAAATAAACCAAATTGACTTAGATTAAAATCTACGTCATTTACATTATACACGCCACGTAATACATATACATCTGGATCGTATTTACGATCTCTATTTTCTAAGAACAGCATATCCTGTATATTTGTAGGATCGTCTGTTGCATATTTAGGTGTTGTAGGAGTTTCTTCTCTACTACTTCCTGGACCTAGATAGCGGTGTATAAGCACATCGGTGCCGCCTACCTGAAACATTTCCCAGGCAGTTTTATCAATAAATTTGTAGTCGTTGCCCTTCTCGGGACGGTATAAACTCAGTCTTGGCATAGTATATGTATTTACCTATTCCGTCACAAGGCATAAATAGTTATATGAGCCAAATAGATAACGCAAAACAAGAAGTATTTGATTACGTAAAAGCAATGCTCGGCGACGGTATGATCGACGTCGAACTAGATCCTGTACACTATGAAACAGGACTTAAACGTGCATTAGGTGTTTTTAAACAAAGATCTGATAATGCTGTTGAAGAAAGTTACATCACTCTTACACTTGAAAAAGAAAAGAATGATTATATTTTGCCTGATGAAATACAGCAAGTAAGACAGATTTTTAGACGTTCAGTTGGTTCACGTACAGGTAACGGAACTGGTGGTACAGTTTTTGAACCTTTCAACTTAGCATACACAAATACATATTTGTTAAGTTCGACAAATATGGGCGGACTTGCTACATACGAATTATTTTCAGGCTACCAAGAACTAGTAGGTAAAATGTTTGGTTCATTTATCAACTTTACTTGGAATCCACAAAGTAAAAAACTAATTATTATGCAACGCCCAAGAGGAGAGGAACAAGTACTTCTTTGGTGTTACAATAATAAACCTGACTACACTATCATTAATGATCAATATGCAGGACAGTGGATCAAAGATTATACACTTGCTAATTGTAAAGTAATGCTAGGACAGGCACGTGAAAAGTTTGCTAGTATTGCAGGCCCACAAGGCGGCACAGCACTTAATGGTGCGAGTATAAAGCAAGAAGGATTTTCAGATATTGAAAGACTTACTGCTGAATTAGTAACACTAGTACCAGGCGGACAAGGATACTATTGGATTAACGGATAATGAAAGCATCAGAATTTATTACAGAAGAACACGAAGAACTGTATACCGAAACTGCTAAAATGGTTTGGGGTAGAACAGGCGGTACTGCTAAAGGTGGAAAAACCAAACTGCGTTTCCGTTGTTCAACTGGTCCTAGAGCAGGTAGACAAGTTAGTCACCCATCCAAATGTCATCAACAATACAATGTTGCCAAAGCCCAAAAAATGAAGACAACCAGAGCAAGAACTGGTCCAACACAAGCACGTAGACAACAAAGAACCAAGTCCATTAATACAGCAAGTGTATTAGCACGTAAACTTAATACGGGCAAACCAGGACAGCCAAGACCTTATATTTAGACTTGACAAACCTATAGATGATGCTATAATGTTTAGTATTACTTAGGAGAAAACTTTTATGATTATAGGCATTTGCGGCTTTATCGGATGTGGTAAAGACACAGTAGCAGATTATCTAACAAATGATCACGGCTTTCGTAGAGAAAGTTTTGCAGGAACACTTAAAGATGCTGTTTCCGCAGTTTTTGGTTGGGATAGAGAAATGCTTGAAGGAAGATCTAAAGAAGCACGTGAATGGCGTGAACAGATAGATCCTTGGTGGTCAAAACGCTTAGATATGCCGACATTGACTCCAAGATGGGTGCTACAATATTGGGGAACTGAAGTTTGTCGTAAAGCATTCCACGATGATATTTGGGTAGCAAGCCTAGACAATAAACTGCGTAATAGTGCAGATGATATTGTAATTAGTGATTGTAGATTTCCTAATGAAGTTGATGTAATTAAAGAAGCAGGTGGTAAAGTTATCTGGGTAAAACGTGGTAGTTTACCAAAATGGTATGATTCAGCAGTTCAAGCAAATGAAGGATCAAATTTCCATATTAACGAAATGAAACTAGCAAAAGTACATCCTAGTGAATGGTCTTGGGTAGGCACTGAGTTCGATGCAGTAGTTGAAAATAATTCTTCGATTGACGAACTATATGCACAGGTTGAAAACTTACTAGTAGTCAGCCACTAAGTCACCTTGTTTCCAACGTATATTTTCCTTAGATAACACATTTCTGCAATTAGCACATACAGTTTTTAAATTTTGTGGCCTGCAATTATCTAAATTTTCGTCAACGTGAAATACTCTAAATATCTCTTTGTGGGGTGATTTGAATCCACATTTATCACACTGCTTTTTAATTTTATATCCTGCACGTTGCCATCTAGGAACACCGTGATGCAGTCCGTGTTTGCTACAAGATTCGCATAGACTTCTATAGTATGTCTTATTGTTTTTCTTATAGTTTACTGCACGTGGTCGTAAACCGCATTTACAAAGTGGTCTCATACGTATATTTACACCTTTTAGACCCCTTTTTATATAGGTATAAACAGCAGTTTTTGTTGTAATCTACTAAATACATTAGTAATACAGATTAGGTATAACAATATACTTTTACATTACCAGGAGATAACGGAATGGCACTACAATCACCAGGCGTTGAAGTAACTGTAATAGATGAGAGTTTTTACACACCCGCTGAACCGGGAACAACACCTCTTATCGTAGTTGCTACGGCCCAAGATAAAATTAATGCTGCTGGCACAGGAACTGCTTCAGCAACAACTGCCGCGAATGCTGGAAAAGCATTTAAGGTAACATCACAGAAAGAATTAGTAGATCTTTTTGGAGTTCCAAACTTTGAAAAGACAGCAAGTAACACACCAATACACGGAAGTGAATTAAATGAATACGGCTTATTAGCAGCATATTCATTACTAGGCGTATCTAACGCTGCATTTGTTACTAGAGCTAACGTAGATTTAGGACAATTAGCAGGCACTGCAGATGCTCCGGGAGCGAATCCAAATGATGGCACTTGGTGGGTTGATACAAGAGGCACAACTTGGGGTATCCAAGAATGGAACGGTGCTGCAATTACAACAACAGGTGGACAAAAGTTTACTAATAAAACACCAGTTGTATTAACAGATGACGACACAACAAAAATTGACTCTGGTACAGGAAAGCCTAAAGGTTCAGTAGGCGCTATCGGAGACTATGCAATTATTTTCCAAACAGTAGACGGTTCAGGATCATTCGTAGCAACTAAAGAAACAGCAAAAGTGTATTACAAATCCGCTGGTAATGGTGTTTCTCCAAGTGCAGGTGAATGGGTACTAGTAGGATCAAACGATTGGACAGCAAGTCATCCAACTATCGTTGGTGACACATTTACTGCGGCAAGCGGTAAGTTTTCAATCAACAGTACAGACTTTGAAGTAACTGGTACACTTGATGATCTAGTAACTGCTATTAACGGACAGATTAGTAGAACACAAGGCATTTATGCTAGAAACGTAAGCGGTAAATTATACCTATATGCACAAGGCAAAGAAGCAGACGCAAACAACGCTGACTCAACACTTACACAAGCAATTATTATTGATGATGCAAGTACAAGTCCAGCAGTTGATTTTGACGCACTAGGTTTTGCAAAAGGAACTTATTATGCTCCTGCACTACAGCAGACAGCACATACAAGTGTTCCACAATGGAAAACAAATGACAGTGCTCCGCGCCCAACAGGAAGTGTTTGGTTAAAAACAACTGAACCTAACAATGGTGCAAGATGGAGAGTTTACAACTGGTCAAGTGCAACTACAACTTGGAATGCAGTTAATGCTCCAATTTATGGTTCAGGACACGCTGCTTTATATTGGTTAGATAGAAGTGGTGGCGGCGCAAACATTGCAGCAGACGCTATTTTTGTTCAATCAAACTCAAATGAACACAGTGGTTTTGATGCAACACCATCAACAGCAACATTTAGATTATGGCGTAGAGCTGCAACAGGCAACACTGTAATTACATCAGCAGAAGTTACTGCTTCAACATTTACAGCAGGATCAAATACATTTGATCTAGCAGAAAGTGTTAAAAATTCAGCAGCATTAGCAACAGCGGTTACTGTAACATTTACAGCAACTGGTGCAACAACTGATGCAGATTTACTTGCAGATGCAATTAACAGTGCAGGCTTTACAAACATTGAAGCATCAGTAAATACTGATAACAAAGTTTCAATCTTCCATAAATTAGGTGGAGACTTTAGAATTGCAGACGGAACTAATGCTCCAATTGGAAGTGCTTATACTGCATACAACATTGATACATTAGCAGGAACAGCAAACTTATATGCTGCGCCAGCAGGTAGCAGTGATGACTTTGTTGCAAGTTTATGGCAACCATTAGCAGCAAGTGATTTTAAAGCAAGTTCAAACAATCCAGAAAATGAACCAGCAGATGGACAACTTTGGTACAACCCAGAGTTTTCAGAAGTTGACATTATGATCCACAATGGTACTACTTGGGTAGGTTATCATAACTACGGAACAAATAGCAACTGTTCACCAGCAGGTCCAATTGTAAGTGCTACTGCGCCTAAGAAAGACACAGGTCAGTCAGACGGTACAGCACTTGTAGATGGCGATCTTTGGATTAGCACAGCAGACTTAGAAAACTTCCCAACTATCTACAGATGGAACGGAACTACACTTGCTTGGGTACAAATTGATAAAACTGATCAAACTTCAGAAGAAGGTGTACTGTTTGCAGATGCACGTTTTGGTTTAGCAGGTGCTACTGGTAATACAGCAGCAGATATCATAGACTTACTAACTAACAACTACTTAGATCCAGATGCACCAGATCCTGCACTATATCCGCAGGGTATGTTATTATGGAACTTACGTAGAAGTGGTGGTAACGTTAAGAAGTACAACAACAACTACATTGATACAACTGATGATAACGAAAGATTTAACAACGGTGAATCAATGTCAGGTTACGCTACAGACAGATGGACTACTGAATCAGGCAACCAAGAAGACGGTAGCGGATCATTTGGTAGAAAAGCACAGCGTATGGTAGTTGTACAAGCATTGAAATCTGCAATTGACACAAGTGACGAGATTAGAGACGAAGAAAGACGTAACTTTAACTTAATTGCTTGTCCAGGTTACACAGAAACAATGAGCAATCTTGTTAACTTAAACATTGACAGAGGCTTAACAGCATTTGTAGTTGGTGATACACCATTTAGATTACCAGCAGATGCTACATCATTAACAAACTATGGTTCTAATGCAGAACTAGTTGTAGACAACAACGATAACGGTATTGTTACATACGACGAGTATATGGCAGTATTTTATCCAAATGGATTTACAACAGACTTAGGTGGAGCAAACGCAGTTGTTCCTAGCTCACATATGATGCTAAGAACTATTGCACTGAGCGATCAAGTATCGTTTCCGTGGTTTGCACCAGCAGGTACAAGACGTGGTGGAATCAGCAATGCTACAGCAGTAGGTTATATTGATGCAGCAACAGGTGAATTCCAAACAGTTGCACTTAACGAAGGACAGCGTGATACGTTATATGATCAAAAAATTAACCCAATAACATTCTTTAATGGTGTTGGTTTAGTTAACTACGGTCAGAAAACAAGAGGCAGAAATGCTTCTGCGCTAGACAGAATTAACGTAGCAAGATTGGTAGTATACTTACGTAGCCAACTTAATAAATTAGCTCGTCCGTATATCTTTGAACCAAACGACAAAATCACAAGAGACGAAGTCAAACAAGCAGTAGAAAGTTTACTACTTGAGTTAGTTGGCTTAAGAGCTCTTTATGATTTCGCTGTTGTTTGTGATGAAACAAACAATACGCCAGCAAGGATTGATAGAAATGAACTTTATGTAGACATTGCTATTGAACCTGTTAAGGCTATTGAGTTCATTTACATTCCATTGCGTGTCAAGAACACAGGAGAAATATAATGCCTATTACATCACTTAATAACTTTGGGGTACCAACAGACGCAGGCAACCAAGTGCTCTTGATGCCAAAGTTAAAGTATCGCTTCCGCGTTACTTTACTTGGATTCGGAGTAACTGCTGCAACTGAACTTACTAAACAGGTAGTTGATGTTTCAAGACCAAAAGTAGGTTTTGAAGAAATGCCGTTAGATGTTTACAACTCAAAGGTTTACCTAGCAGGTAAGTATACCTTTGAAACATTAACACTTAACTTGCGTGATGATGCAACCGGTGAAGTTCAAAAAATGGTTGGACAACAGGTCCAGAAGCAATTTGACTTTGTCGAACAAGCATCAGCAAGATCAGGTATTGACTACAAGTTTACTACAAAGATTGAAGTATTAGACGGTGGTAACGGAAACAACGCAGCAGGTATTAACGTACTTGAAACACAGAATATGTATGGTTGTTTCTTAACTAACGTCGATTACGGCGATGCAAACTACGCTACTAACGAAGCAATGACTGTTGCACTAACAATACGCTTTGATAATATGGTACAGTGGGGTGCAGG